CAAACTCAGGGATGATCGAAATGGACGCCGCCACCATCGTCCAGCGGGTAAACAGGATGACGTGCCCCGGCTCATACGTCAGGTTGAGCAGGAACAGCGCGATGTGGAACGACTTGCCCCCGCCGCGCCCGCCCGTCAGGAAGGCATAGCGCCACGCGGGGGCGGGGTTAAATAGCGGCTGGTAGGCACTCAGCAGCTCCAGCGGGCGGGGCTCACCCGGCGCGCTGCTCATCCATATAAATGGTGAGGATGTGGTCGGTGGCCGGTCGCGCCCAGCTATAGCGCAAGCCGCGCGCGGTCAGCCACGCCTCTAGGCGCGAGCGGCTGTACACGTTGCAGTAGGTGCCGTGGGCGAGGGTCTGGTCCACCACGATACTGTCCTGATCGCCCTCCCCGAGCTGGAAGAACACCACGACGACGGCGCGGCGGGCATGGGCGAGCAGCGTCTCCAGCGCGTTGTGATAGCCGGGCAGATGCTCTAGCACATGGCGGCAATACGCCACGTCGGCTTGTCCGTAGTGGTCCACGCTGGCGATGCTGCCCTGCGCGACCTGCGCCCCCAGCCCTTGCCCGTAGGCGACCAGCTCGGGGGTCAGCTCCACGGCGCGGTAGCCGATCCACGGGTGAGCGCGCCAATAGGTCTGATAGTCGAGGAAAGTGCCGGGTCCGAACTCCAGCACCGACCGTGCCCCCAGCGTCTCGACCTGCTGGAACACCGCGCGGCGGCTATGCGGGTCCGACTGCGACAGCCACCCCGCGAAGGTGCTGCCGGTGATGCCGTGCGCCTGGACGTGGTGGGACCACCAGACTTCGTGGGGCGGGCGGGTGGCGCTGGTCGGCTCGGTCATCGGGGCGGCTCCACATGGGGGACAGGAATCCAGGCGATGGGCGGGGTCGCGATGGGCTTGTCCCCGCTGGTCACGTCGGTGCGTTGCACGGCCTTGCCGAAGGCGCGGTCCAGCAGGGCTTCGGCGGCTCGCACGTCCCCCTTGGTGGCCTTGGCCCGGAGCGCGCGCAGCGTAGCCTCCAGCGCGGTCACGCCGTCCTTCTCCTCGGCCAAGACCTTGGCGAGCGCCTCGCGGATGTCGGGTAACTTGGGGCGCCCCTTGGGGTTGCCCGTTTGGCCCTTTTTAAATCGGTGCGGCAGAACGTTCTCAGGTCTAGGCATCGCTGATTGCTCGCTGTTAGGCGGTGAGCTGCTGGGCGCCACCGTAGGCGTCATACACCCGGCGCCAGACAACGACACGTGGCACGAACACGCACTCCGAATGATAGGTCTGGCCCGTCTGCTTTGTGCGCTGGCGGGCCACTTTATGTTCCTTCGTCCACGCTTGCCAATGCCGCTGCATCACCCGGCATAGCATGGGAAACGGCAGCAAGCAAAACCGCTTGGTATCCTGCCACAGCCACAGGACATAGTCACACCGTTTGTTTGGGTCGCGGGTCCAGCCGATCTTTTTGGCTTCAATCACGGACCACGTTTCCAAGGCCAAGTCATCTTGATCGGGATGACTGGCCGCCCAATCTTCGGCGCGCACCTTGACGTCGACGGCCAAATGCCTGGCGTTTGCCATCTCCACCCACCAGTCCACGCCCATGCGGTCGTTGGCTTTGGCGGCTGGCATAGCATTTAAGGCGCCGGGGATCGCATCCACCAAAATGTCGCAGATATCGGCGCTGGCGGCGATGCCTTGCGATAGGACCAGCTGATCGGCGAAGCCGTATTCACGCATGAGCGTTTTCCCCCCATGCCACCCAGCCGTCGCGCTCGGACCGGGAGAACATCTCGAGGTATGGGCCGGGGCTGCACGACTCCACCAGCGGCAGGAACATTTCCGGCTTGCTGCTATGCCCTAGCGGGCCGCGTGGCGCGTGAAAGACGGTGCCCATGTCCCTGCGGAGCAGCGGCTGACTGCCTTTGACGGCGAACAGGACGTGTTCGGTTTGACCCCGAAAATAATTGCCCATGCCAAAATGCGGCTTTACCCACGTCAGGGCGGTCACATAGCGGAAACCCCATTGCTCAATAAGGCGGAAGCCTTTGGGCAACGAACGGTTGGTGATCCACAGGTACAGGTGACAGTCGTCGTCGGCCAGCGCGCCGACGTCAAGCGCGGCAAGCTGGTCGATGCTCATGGTGGCATAGTCCGGGCGGGCGCGGCCAAGCTGGTCCCCGTCGCCCTCGTCCCCCCAATCCCACGGCGGATCAATCACGATGGTGGCGTACTTGACATTAGCGGCCAACGCGGCGGGCTCGGGAGCGCTGGCGATCTTGTCCCGGTTTTCTTGGCGCCGCTGCTCGCGTGCCTGTTCTTTTTGCTCTCGGCGGACCTGCTGGTAGGCTTGATTGGTGGACAGCTCGCCAGCCTTGAACGCCTCAACGATGGGCGCGGGAGCCGTCGTCAAGATGGTCTTGGCCTTGTGATAGGTGTCGCGCTTCAGCCCGGCGGCTTCCGCGGCTTGGCTGCTAGTCAATGCCGCATTGCGCGAACGCGCATCGCGTTGCACCGCTTCATCCGAAGTCAGATGAAGCGCTTTGGGGCTTATCTTGTCACCACCCGCAGCCGCCTGACGTGCCTTGGCCTGCGTGGCCAATATCGGCTCGATGCGCATTGCCAGCTCGGCGCGGGCGGCGGTCGTCAGATTGCGGCGTCCGAACTGGTTGTTGACTACCCACAGGATCGCATCGTCCCGGCTGGCAAATGACAGCCGCCGCACGTCAAACGGCAACCCCAGCGCGGTGGCGATGGCGTGCCGGTTGTGGCCGTCCAGCAGAATGTCCTGTTCGGCCCACACCACCAGCGGGTCGCGAACGCCCTCGAGCTTGATGTTGGCCTCAAGCTGCGCCCGTTCGTCTGGACGCAGGGGCGGAATCAGGGCTTGAAACTCTGGGTCGATGATAATGGGCAGGGCCATAGTCAGAACGGGCGGAAGGTCGGCATCCCCAGCCCCGTGAAGCGCGGCATGGGCGGCACGGGCGGCACCTCAGGCGGGTGGCTGGCCTCGACCGGCCACGGGATCGGGCCGACAGGCTGGCCCTTGGCGTGGCGCTGATCGCGCAGGACGAGCACGTCGGCGGTGTCGAGGTGCAGCACCCGGCGCTGGGCGTCGGGGCCGTTGACCTGGCGGGCGCGGATCACGGGCGTGTCAGCCTCTAGGAGCTTGTGGACGGCTTGGCGGCTGACCCCGAGCAGCGCGGCGGCCTCCGGAATGGTCAGCCAATCGGGACGGGTCGGCGTCATCGTATAAACCTAGGCGGTTCGCCGTGCCAGTAGGTATGCGCCACAATGGCCCACGCCTCCTCGGCGCTGCGGGCAATCTCCACCCGCCAGCCGCAGGCGCGGAGCTGCTGGTGCCACGCGAGCTGCTCGGGGGTGGCGCGGGTGCGCTTGTCCGGGCGCTTGAACTCCAGGGCGAGCCCCGTGCAGGGCGTGCCGTGGGGCATGTAACCGGGGCGGAAGCACAGCCAGTCTGGGACACCGCGGCTGACGCCCTCGGCCTTGAGGATAGCGGCCTCGCGCGCGGACCGGCGTCCGCCGTTGGGGACGGCGCAGGCGGGCCAATGCTGCGTGCGCGGGTCTAGCCGCCAGCGCTGGACGAACAGGCGCTGCTCGACCGACTCGGGGTGGCGCGGCTTGCGTGGGGCGGTGGCGGGCGCGGTCACGTCCACTCCTCCGGGGTGCGGCTGGCGATTTCGCAGCACAGGTCTGACAGCCGCTCGGCCAGCGGCAACGCCAGCGGGATGGACCGGCGCCCGTCGCGGCGGGCGGTGCCGACCTCCGCGGCCAGCCATGCGGCGGCTTGCACCACCTGGGCGTGGGTCAGGCGCTCGGGGAGGGCGGGGGCGTGGGGTCGGCTCATGCTGCCGTTTCCTTGTTGGTTCGCGATCTTCTCATCCACTCTCGCTTTTTCTCTTTTTGCCGTGCTACCCATTCCTTGTCCTGGCGCTTTTTTTGATACCAAAACCGTTTAGCATACTTCTGGTTCTCTTTGTATGCCGGGTCGCTTCGTTGCTGTGCGGAGTATGCCATTCTGCACGCCGCACAAAACCGCATAGCTCTAGCTTTGCCTTCGATTACAACGCGCCTTGTAGTATAGCCGCCGCCACATTTCGGACACGCCATTTTTTTGACGTGCCGTTCGCAATAGCCTTTTATGCCATCGTTTGCGTTATGCCATAGCTTGTGTTCGGATGCGGTCATGGGGGCACAATGCGCGGGATTTACGCAACATGGGTTCTTGCACATGTGATGCAGGTGCTGTGCGCGGCTTAAAGCATTACCGGCTGCCGCAAAAAACACCCGATGCGCCGCCCTTTGCCTTGGCTTCTGTTGTAGGCCTTGTTTAATCCAAACAATGCCATATCCGCGTGTCGTGCGAGACGCCATCCATTCCCAGCAAAAAGTAACCGGATTGACGCGTACTGACGGGTGGGAAGCATCAAACACCGTGCCGCTCACGCGCCCCCCTGGCGGATGCGGTCGATGAGCTCGGGCACGGTCACCTGCCGCAGCACGGCCAGCCGCTGGGCGTCGGTGGCAAGGCGTCGGCGCTGGTAGTAGGCCTCCCGCTCCTGCATGGCGTGGACCACGGCGGTCAGGTCATGGACCTGGCGGGCGAGGATGGACAGCACCTCGGGCACGTCCTCGGCAGCGAACGGGCCGAACGGCTCGGGCGGGGTAGTGGGCTCAGGCATCGCGGCGGCGGGTGAGATAGCGGCGGAGGTCGTGCGCGGTTTCGATAGCCAGCCAGTACGCCTCGAGGGCGCACATGACGACGCCGATCAACGCAAACGCGCCGACCAGCCACCAAGTGCCTTCGGATA